TGATCTGGCAACAATTCTATAACCGTGTATCCTTCTTTCATGTTTCACCACCTTTTCCACAACTCTCGTCCGGATAGACGGGAGTTGTTTTTATGCCGGAACAGCTTACTCGGCCTCTCTTCAGGCCACAGTCGCGCTCGGAGCTCTGAAATCTTTGATGTCAAGTCCGAGAACGAGGCAGATCGCGACGAATTCGTCAGCCGGGATTTTGCGGTCACCTGCGAGAGATCTGCGCAGGAGTTCAGGTGTGATGCCCGCTCTCTCAGCGACATAATTCTGCTTGATGCCTCTGCTCGCGATGTTCTGTCTGATCACTTCATTTGCGTTCATCGGTCTTCCCCCTTTCATGTTGTGTCTACGTTTTGTAGACTTCGAAGACATAATAATCTATCGTCGTTAGATTGTCAAGCCGTTTTATCTTTTTTTATCTACAAAATATAGATTTATTCCTTGCTTTTGTCTTGTGACCATGTTATGATGCTCTAGAAGGTGGTGATCCAATGTCTAGAATTGAACTCGCTGCTCGACTCAAAAAATACCGCGAGTCGGCAGGTTTAACCATTTATGAAGTCGGCCAGAGGATCGGAAAAAGCGGAAAAACTGTCAGCGCTTGGGAATGCGGGCGCGGGCAGCCTGACGCCGATATGCTTCTGACCCTATGCGATGTGTACGGGATTGAAAGCATTGCTGATCTTTACGGTGAAGAATCTTCTTCCCCTCTTGGTTTTGACGAGCAGTCTCTTCTTGATGCTTTTCGCAGCATGAACGACGAGGGCAAAGCTGCCGCCTTGGCTGCGGTCCGCGGTCTGGCCGCTTCCGGCCTGTACCAATGAGAAAAGCCCCGGCCGAAGCCGGGGCAGAAAGGATGATCGTATGTTTTTCTTTTATGATGACGATGAAAAGAATGAAGCCCTCGTGAATTACGGTGAGCAGACCTTTGAGAGCATTAAGCACTACACCGAGGATGGTATAGAATTCTGGTACGCCAGAGAACTGCAGTCCGTGCTGGAATATTCTCAGTGGCGTCGGTTCTCTGATGCAATTGATAGAGCAAAACTATCCTGTGCAAACAGTGGACATGATCCTACTGAACATTTTGCCGACGTCGGCAAAACATCGCCCATGCCACACGGCGGTTATAAAGAGATCGGCGATGTCATGCTCTCACGCTATGCCTGTTACCTGATCGTCATGAACGGTGATCCTCGCAAGGAAGTGATTGCTGCCGGGCAGACCTACTTTGCCATAAAAACCAGGCAGCAGGAACTGATCGAAAACTATGAGGATCTCTCTGAGGACCAGAAGCGCCTTGCCATTCGCGCCCAGATGAAGCAGCACAACAAATCTCTCGCCGATGCCGCGCATGATGCCGGTGTCATTGAGCCGCTCGACTATGCGATTTTCCAGAACAGCGGGTATCAAGGCCTTTACGGCGGTCTGAACCGCAAAGATATTGCCGCCCGGAAAGGCTTGAAACCCAAAGATGATATTCTTGATCACATGGGCAGTACTGAGCTTGCCGCCAATCTCTTCCGCGCTACCCAGACGGATGAAAAGCTTCGGCGCGAGAATATTCATGGGAAGCAGGCGGCGAACCGGACCCATTATGAGGTTGGAAAGAAGGTTCGTGAGACCATCAAGGATCTCGGCGGAACCATGCCCGAGGATCTCCCCACTCCCGATAAGAGCATTAAGCAGCTTGAGCGCGAGCAGAAGAACAAGCTGAAAAAATAGCCCCGGCTTCCGGCGGGGCGCTGGATCTGTGCCTTATGCGATTTCCAATATTCTTCAATCATTTTACAGAAGCATTGCAATTTATTCGGAGGTCTCTATGAAAAACAATGCTGTGATCTATGCTCGGTATTCTTCACATCGTCAGGACGAGCAGAGCATCGAAGGGCAGCTGCACGTCTGCCATGATTACGCGAAGCGAAACGGTTACACCGTGGTCGGCGAGTATATCGACCGGGCCATATCCGGCCGCTCGGATGACCGTCCGCAGTTCCAACAGATGATCGCCGACGCGAAGAAACGCACGTTCCAGTATGTGATCGTCTACAAGCTCGACCGGTTTTCCCGGAACCGCTACGACAGCGCCATCTATAAGCACAAGCTGAAGCAGTGCGGCGTGAAGCTTCTCTCTGCTATGGAGAACATCGGCGACAATCCGGAGTCCATCATCCTTGAGGCCGTCTTGGAAGCCAGCGCGGAATATTACTCCCTTGAGCTCGGGCAGAAGATCCGGCGCGGCCGCATTGAGACGGCGACAAAGGGCAAATTCACCGGAGGCGGCGTCCCGATCGGATACAAGAACGTCGACGGTCGTCTCGTGCTGGATGATCGCATCGCGCCTCACATGGAATGGGCCTTCCGCTCTTATGCCGACGGCACGCCGATGCGTGAGATCCTCGACGAATTCAACCGGCGTGGCCTGCGCACCCGGTACGGGAACCAGTTCGAGCGCAGCTCTCTGACGAAAGCCTTCCGCTCCGAGAAGTACATCGGCGTCCTGGAGCAGTCCGGCGTCCGGATCGAAGGCGGCATCCCCTCCATCATCGACCGCGAGACCTGGGACCGCGTGCAGCGTCGAATGGACCTGCTCCGGCGTTCCGGCGCCAAGAACCGTGAGGCCCCCGTGGATTATCTTCTGACCGGGAAGGTTTTCTGCGGCCATTGCGGAGCATCCATGCACGGGATCTCCGGTACCGGCAGGAACGGAAACAAGTGGTATTATTACCAGTGCCTCGGCCGGCGGAAAAGGCTCGGCTGCAAAAAGAAGCATGAAAAGAAAGACTTTCTCGAGTGGTATGTCTGCGAACAGACCTGTGAGTATATTCTTGCGCCGGAGCGCGTGCGAATCATTGCCGCTGCCGTCGTGGCCGAGTATGAGAAGGAATTCGGCGGCGACAGCATCCGCGCCCTGGAGGATCAGATCAAGGATGTCACCCGCGAGATTGAGAAATACATCGACGCGGTGGTTGACCTTCCGAAGTCGGCCCGCTCCGCGCTGTATGATAAGATCGAACGCCTGACCGCCGAGAAGGAAAGTCTTGAAATCGATCTTGCCAAGCTCCGTGTCGCCTCCCGTGTGCATCTGACCGAAGACGAAATCGTCGCCTGGCTCCGCTCGTTCTGTCATGGAGATCTTTTCGATATGGAGTTCCGGCGGCGGATCATCGATGTGCTGATTAATTCCGTCTTTGTGTTTGATGACAAGATCATCATCTATTACAACTGCAAGGGCGGCAAACAGGTCTCATACATCGAGATGCTGGAGAGCTACGGCGAAGAAGGCTGTCCCGGCCCGGATGACGATCTGCCCGAGGGTTCCGGTTCGTGTTCTGCGGAATGTGGACCACCATCCGAGACGATTGTCGAACCCGCCATCATTTTTGCAGGCGGTCTCCTCGGAATCGTCCTCCCCCGCCCCGCCGATCCTTGACGGGAAATACAAAAAGAGCAGCAGATCCAACACGGACCTGCTGCTCTTTTTATTCATCCGGATCTTTTATTTCCGGTTCTGTAAAATCATTAAAGTCGTTTTTCTCATGTTTGCCGACGGTCTCTCCTTCGATCACCGGCACGGTTGTCCCGCTCTGATCGTGATCGATCGCTTCTTTCGCTCCATCGACTTTGCTTTTAAACCATGACGGGACCGGCGCCCCCAGCTTCCCGCAGTTCTCAATAATGCTGCCGATCTCTGTCAGAATGTACCACAAAAGGACTACTGGCGTGATGAATGCCGTGAACTCAAACGGAAGTTTAATCCCGGTGCTGTCCATGATCACCTTCAGCGCGATATCGCAGAGCGCAGCCGCCAGGACTGCGAAGATCTCGCCTGCTTTGTGCCACAGGCCATCTCTGGCGATCGCCGAAGACCAGTTCTTTTCCCGACGCGCTGCCATCGATCCGGAGATGTAATCCAGGAGGATTGCCGCAATCCAGATCATGACCACCCAGCCGAGCCAGCCCCACAGCGCAGTCATGAAAGCGATGATGGCAGCGACGGCCGCCTTGATCTCTGTTGCTTTATCCGGTGCATTCATTTTACTTTCCTCCGCATTCAAGCTTCATGATCAGGACAATGTCATCATCCCGGATCCCAAGGCTGTCCGATTTGGCGCTCTCGCTGATCTCTTTCAACACGTCGCCGAAGTCTTCCGCCCAGATGGACACCGATGTTCCATCCTTCGCGACTACGAGGTACCGCTCTGCATTCTTCTTTTCGCTCTGTTTCATGCTTTTGTCCTCCTGTTATTCAAATATAGCCGGGTTGATCCCCAGCGCTTTGTATGTGTTCGGCCCGACCACTCCATCGGCGGTCAGACCGTTTGCACCCTGGAAGATCCGGACAGCCCTTGTCAGTGTCTCCGTCCAGATCCCGTCTGTCAGGACGCTGTAACCGTGACACAGCAGCAGTGTCTGCGTCAGCTTTACCTCCGGCCATCCTGTGCAGTGTTCGTCCACAGGCCTCGGCGGGAACGTCTTCGGGATCGGGATCCCGTCGTCATCGACCTTAGCCGCCTCTTTCGGCTTCTCCGTCTTCGGCGGCTCGACGGTCAGGCCGCTGGCCAGCGATGCCTTGATGAATCCATACCATTTTGTCTTTGCCTGATTTCCCCGATGCTTGGACTGCGCTTCCAGGTTGTCACAGATCTCGTAGTATTTGCAGATGTCATACCCGCACCGATAAGGATCATCACTGCTGACGCAGCTCTTCCAGGCTTTCCCGCTGCCGTATGTGCGAATGTCGATGATCATATACTCGGCCTGTGTTGCGAAGTCTCCGATGCTCTTGCCTCTCTGCTTGAAGTATGTCAGCATCTTTGCTTTCCGATCGGACGCCGTCCACTGCGGCAGTCCGTACCCGGCTGAGTCTCTGGTAAAGTCCTGATAGGTTCCGTTGTCGACCGCGTCCGTGTAGCTGTCGTCATTGTAGCCAAGCGCCCGCTCATAGGTGTCCTGCAGGTTTCTCGGATTGAATGCGCTCTCCGCTTCCACGTTTGCCAGGACTCCGGCAGCTCCCGCCATTGTCATTCCTGCCTTCAGGCATTCCTGGGCGATGTACAGCGCCCTTTTATTGATCTCTGTCATACCACTGCCGTTCCTCCTCTCTGCTGATCCTGCCTGATACGATGCATGCCGGGATCAGCACCACCAGCGCCGCCAGGCAGATCCCGCCGATGATGATGTAGACTGTCATCTTGTTCCCCCTGTCGCACCGTACCAGATGACCACGACAGCCGATGCGACCGCGATGTAAGCCATGATCCTGATCAAAAGCATACCGGCATCCCTCCTGCATTTGTGTTCCAGGCTGCCGGATGGACTTGAACCACCGACCTGAGAAACTGCTCTCGCCTACTGAGCTACGGCAGCCTGACTTGGTTATGCTATCTTACGACCATCTTTTGATTTTGCGTGATTTTCACGAGATTTGATACAACCATACTTGCACAAAGCCATCAGATTTCAAGCAAGTATGGTTGTCACTTAAGTAGGCCGATCAAAATTCGAGGCCAGAAAACCCCAGTATTTACGGGCCTTTTCAGCCCATGCCTGAAAACATATTTAAGTTACCAACCGTTTTCTTCGGTTTTCTCTTCCCACATATAACGCTTATTCGATATGCACGACTTACCGAAGTCTGCGCGGGAACAGCATCCGCTTCCGTCATTCAGGAAGTAGAAGCATCTGCAATGTACGCAGTCTATCGGATGATCGAGGAAGACCGAAGCGCCACAGTTGAAACAAGCGTACTCAAATCGTTTGCCGCCATGAGCGTTGATCTGATCCCCGTGCAAGTATTTGACGAAGTACAGATTCTCGTGTTTGCATAACAGGCGCTTGAGGATTTTCATCTTTTCTCTCCTTGACAGTCATGATAAAATGTTCCGTGAGGTGATGCCCTGTGGCTGAGAAACAATCCCAGCGAGGCCGCCCCCGTTTCGGATCGGAAAAGCAGAAAGCAGAGAAGTTCGTCAAGTTCAGCTGCACACTGCCGCCAGATGTCTATGCAAGGCTCGACAAGTATTGCACAGATGAAGAACGATCCAAAGCGTGG